CTGATGTCACGCTCGTGCAGCCGCTGCATCACCACCTCCATGGCATCAGTCTTTGGATTGTTTAACCGTGTTGACCATACCATGTCAAACCATTCCAGCGTGCTCTCACGCATGGCATCTGACTGGGCCTCTTGAGCCCCGTGGGGATCGTCCAGCACCAGCCGAGAGCCACCCTCGCCAGTGGCCATACCGCCAGGGGACGTAGCAATGCGGTAGCCTGTCTTGGAGTTCTCGAACCGCTGCTTGGCATTCTGGTCACCTGACAACTCAAACATGCTGCCCCAACGCTCCTGATACCAAGGCGACTGCACCAAGCGCCGTGCCTTAAGATTGTCTCGGATAGACAGGTTGCCGGCATAGCTGGCGCACAGGAACTTTGCCTCAGGCGTGGTCAGCCACTCCCACATTGGCCACATGACCGATACGATGGTTGACTTAGAATGCCGTGGAGGTATGTTGATGAGCAACCGTCGAATGTCGCCGCATGAAATGGCCTCAAGGTGTTCGCAGATCTCTTGGATATGCCAGCTTGCCACAAATGGTATGCCAGGCTCAACGACATGCCATGACTGCTTAACAAAGTCATACAGGCTTCCCTCAGCCCGTCGTCGGTCTTGCTCATGCTTGATCATGCCAAGCATTGCTGCTGGGCTGAGAGGGGCGTTCATTGACGTTGGGCGGGTATTCTGTTGCGGATCTGTTCGCCTAGTTTCTCAATGTCCAAACAATTGTCAGCAAGCGTTGCGCAGGCTTCACGTTCCATAGCCACAGCCATGTGGGTCGCTTGGATTGCCATATTAACTATTTCTTCTCTAACTTCAGAAATAGCCTGATTAAACTCATTTTGGGTAAACAGTGTTTGCCCTTGCGAGAAAATATTCTTTTTAAAATCATTCATTGACCCGCCGCCTTGGACAAGAGTTGTTGCATAGTATCAAGCTCTACATCACTCAGTCCCTTAAGATCAACGGCAGCAATCGGTATCACGCCACCGCCGGGTCCGCTGATCTCACTGCGAGCCAACTTAGGCACGTGATACTCAACGACGCTTTGGAACAGGTTGAACGCACGTTCAGGATTTGGCCGAGTCACATAGACCTTGTTGCCGTCCTGATCATAAACCTGTTGACCTTTAGCATCAAGCTGCGGGGTGCCTTCAGCCACGGCATCAAGCCAGCCGGTCAATCGATGGGCATTGCCGTCAACAAACTCAGCAATCGCCAGTTTGGCGGTCAGAGTCACCTTGTTAGGAGTCCCAGGTTGTCGACCTGACCCAGCAGGACGTGTGCTTCCCGGCCTAGCACCACCGCCATTGTTTGACCCAGGCAGAGCGCCGCCTTTATCCGGTCCATCTTTTCTAGCAGTTCGTAATTGCATAATCAACCCTTTCGGTCAGATTGTCTGTTACAGATTGTACCCCATCAAAATTTTTATCCTAAAAATAACTTCACTTGCTACAAAATCTGTTACACTGTTAGAACGGCGATGTTGCCGTGACACTTGAGATGCGCCATGAAGAAGTTCCTGACCCAACTTTTGCAAGCCATGTTTGCTGCTGTTCTTTTCAGTTTTCCGATGATTTGGTACTTTTGGAACATGACCCCGTAATGTTAGTGCCTACTAACCAAAAATGACAAAAAAAATGCATAAATTCAACCAGCAAGTCATGCATAGTTGCACACTCTACTAGAGTGTGTGTGCAAAGTATGCATTTTGACATGCTCTATGCCAAAATACATACACCATGCACTATGTATAAACTATGCAAACTATGTAAGGGTAAACCCTAACAACCTTACTAGGGTAAACACCTAGAAAACAATGCAATAAAACTTGTTGCACGCATCAAAATCAGTTACACTCTATCCATACCCCAGCACTTTGCACAGGGTCTTTTTAGGAGGTCACATGACCGATTTCACTTTCTCCCCTACAGATTTTGCTGCAACTGAGATTACAGTGGTGGCCAACACTCCTGACGCCAAGCAATACTTGGCTGAGAGATACGGCTTTGCTTGTGTGTCGCTGACTGTTCGCAAGTCTGCTGCTCCTGACTTGGCCGATTCCTTTGAGTTCCAGGGTCTTTCTTACTCTTAAACCAAACGGGGCTTCGGCCCCTAAAAGGACATCATGTACTCATCACCCGTCACAGTGACCAAATTCGTAAATGGGGTCGCTCAGACCCCAACCATTCACGCCGCCAGCAAGGGCGGTTACATCCTTTGCGTTAATGACGCAGGGGTTTCGGGCCACCCAGACCGCACCGCCCGTCGGTCTACCAACCTTGCCACGATAGTGGCATGCTGGTTTGATCTGGGTGGCGAGGGCGGTAACGCCCGGGTTTACCACGCCGATGGCTCCCCGCTGTCGGCCTCTGAACTGGCCGCTGCCCGTGCGCAGCTTGGAGAAATGGCATGACCGACTATGACGAATACGGCTACGACGCCGATGGATATGACGTTTTTGGCGTTGACCGCCAAGGCTTTGACCGTACCGGCAGGTACACCTTAGAGGATTAATCCTCTGCCCTGACGCTGCAAGGCAAAAAGGGATTTTCAATTCTTGGAGATTTGTATGATCAATTTGACCCCCCATGCCATCACACTGCGGACGCCTGCCGGTGATGTGACTTTTTCGCCATCAGGCCAGCTTGCCCGTGTCTCCACCATTGCTACGCTAACAGGCGAGGTGGTGGCAGGTGTCCCTGTTGTCCGCAACAGCTATGGCACGGTGACGGGTCTTGTGCGCGATGCCAATGGTGTCCCGCTGCCCTGCATTGTCAGCGGCATGGTGTTGTCAGCATTGCCACCCGGCACGATCAATGTCTATGCTCCAGCAACGGGCGCTACAGCAATCCGTAAAGATGGTCAGGTTATTGCCGTCACTGAGTTGGTGGCAGCATGATCGCCCCCACTAAGGACACCATCATGAAATACCAAATTTGGCAAGACAACGGAACTTCTGTGGAATTTGAGTCAGATGCTGACTCTCTTAACGATGTTCTGGATGAGTTCTGTGGCGAGGCTGGCTACCTTGACCATGCTGACTACTGCAAAATGATGGGGCTTGAGTCCAGTCCCTTCAACATTGAGCCAGTTCCAAGTAACGATTCCTGTAACGATGAGCTTGACATTTGCTCAGCTTGCAACGGATCTGGCGAAAGCAATTCTGAAGAAGCTGTTTGCTTTAAGTGCAACGGGAGTGGAGAATGCTAGACCATGACATTACTGACAAGATTCGGCACCTGATGTCCATTTATGGCTGGTGCCGTCAGGAGGCCATGGAATACTTGTACTACGAACCACATGACCCAATGGACTGGATAGATAGCCAATGGGAAGGAGAAAAGCATGGACACTGAATATTGTTGCGAAGCACGGTTTAAGCCGGAAATGGGGGCGGAGGTGGAAGACGGGCAGTTCGTCATTGACATCAGCAATGAGGGTCCAGAGGAGGGATTCACATACGAAGACCTTGATCAAGGCAAGTGTCAAGCCTGGGTCTGGGTGACAGTAAGTAAGTTTGTTCCTAACGATGAGCTCAGTTCCAAAACCTGACGCTTGGCATCCTCAAAGCCCCAGCCAACAATGACTTGATGGCCAATACCTTTGAGGTAAGCTATCCAGTCCTTTTGAACCGGTGACACCACGCCGCCGGTGCTGCGCTTCATTTCTATCCATAAAGACCAAGCCGGTACAAAAAGGTCAGGCACGCCAGGGCTAACTCCTTCTGCTTTCAAAGAAATGCCTTGGCCAATACCTCGATGACCTCCATTTGGCACTGCAAATATACGAACATCAGGGTAACTGCGCCGAAACCATGAGACTAATCTGACTTGTTCAAGGTGCTCACTTGGTAAAGAATCAGACATTGGCTAGACTCCATACTGAATTAATAATTTTCTTCTTTTTGACAGTCCTCGGCTTACGATTTAACTTTTCATACTGTTCAATCGTATTCTTCCAGTCAGGTGACAAGTTGTAAACCTTATCATTACATATTACGATACTAAAAATACAGGCGCGTTGTAAGCACTTGTGTACATTAGTTAGTTGAATCATTGGGAGCTGCTCAGCTACCTGTCGGTAAGTCATTGGACCCTGAGCGTTAATGATGGCGCAAATGGCGCGGATTTGTTTGCCAATCGTTGCCATTAAAATGGCACCTCCCATACCCAAAAACTACACTCACCGGGCTCGTTAGCAAATTCCTTTGGTGGTGCTTCATTAAATTGTGAGCAAACCCCGTCCTTAGTGTAATTATCGCAAGTCGTGCAAACTTGTGGCGGCGCGGCGTTCACGGTAGCGCGGTAGTGGGTAACAATTGGTGGCTCTGGGTGTCTCATATCCATGTCCTTTTTAGTATGGTGAAAAACTTGCCTTCTTTTTTGAATTCTATTGATAATGGTTTTAAGCCTTCAGTCATTTGCTGCGCCATCTGGTGCAGGTCAGCGGTGCCATATTCCATTGTGACCTCGGCATGATGCGCGATTTCAGCTAGTAATCGGCGCGACTTCTCCCCTGCATACCCGTCGTGCGTCACTGCCAAGTACTCAGTAACTGGCAGATCTGATAGGCCGCCGTAGTACGTGCAACTAAGCATTTCTTTGCCGCTAGCCCTGCTGATGTGCTTGCGCCATGTCCAGCTACTGACCTCCATGTCCACGCCTTCCACGCCCATGATGTCATGGTTGTGCAACTTCAGGGTAGGGCGCTCGGGCTCGGGGAATGCCTCACCGCAAGCTGGGCAAACCCTCACGCTCAGATGGCAGATCTCCTGACAATGGTCGCACACCTTTACTGGCGCTTCGCCCTGCTTCTCGCCCTTTTTTGGTGGCGGCTTCACGGCGGTAATGGGGCCATGCTGTTCGACTACGCCTGCAAAGTCTAGGACTAGGCAGTCAGTCTTACCGTCAGCTATGCGTAAGCCACGCCCTGCCATCTGGACATACAGACCCGGTGACATGGTTGGTCGCAGCATGGCTATCAAATCAATGCCAGGCGCGTCAAAACCCGTCGTTAACACATTGGCATTGGTTAATGCTGTAATTCGCCCTGCCTTGAAGTCGGTCAAGATGCGGTCACGCTCATTGGATGGTGTATCTCCGGTCACGCATTCGGTGGTGATGCCCTCGTTATTCAATGCCTCAGCAATGTGCTGGGCATGGGCAACCCCAGCGCAAAACACCAGCCAAGACTTGCGGTTATGCCCCAAGCGCACAATCTCAGCGGCCACTAATCGGTTCTTGTCAGTGGTGTCTACCGCAGCCTGCAACTCAGCTTCAATGTACTCGCCGCCACGCTTGTGAACCCCATCCACCTCCAGCTTGGTGCGGGTCATCTTGCTTCGCAGGGTTGATAGAAACCCTTTGTGGATAAGTTCTTCGATGCTGGTGGGTTGAATCAGGGCATCGAATATGGCTGGCTTGTCGGTGATGTACCCGTGTCCTAATCGGTAGGGGCTAGCGGTTAATCCTATCACCCTCACATTTGGGTTTGTCCGATAGATGTCCGATAGAAGTGTCCGATAGCCGCCTTCGTCTTTGTGGCTCACCAGATGAGCCTCATCTATGATTACAAGGTCAACGTGGCCAATTTCCTTGGCTTTGGTGCGGACGGACTGAATGCCAGCGAATGTGATTGGCTCACCCAGTTCCTTTTGGCGCAACCCGGCAGAGTAAACCCCAAGCGGTGCATTCGGCCAGAGAAACCTCATCTTCTCTGCGTTTTGGCTAATCAGTTCACGGACATGGGTCAGCATCAGAATGCGCGTCTCCGGCCAGCTTTGCAGCGCGTCTTTGCACAAGGCGGCAATGATGTGAGACTTGCCAGACCCGGTAGGCAGCACCAGACAAGGATTGCCCCGGTTACCTGCCTCAAACCAAACGTAAAGCTGGTCAATGGTGCGTTGTTGGTAGTCACGGAGCATGGATAGCCTCAACTAATTGAATTCGTTTGCCGATCCACGCCATCACTGGCACTGCCATGCTATTGCCTAATGCCTTGTACCTAGGGCCATCAGGTGTCGCCTTGCCCTTTGACTGGATGTCGGTGTAGCCGTCAGGGAATCCCTGCAGGCGCTCACACTCCATGGGGGTTAGGCGGCGGACTGCCATGCCTTGTGCAACCCCATGACCATGTGACTTGGTAAGAGTCGGTGCTGGGTCTCCATCATTCCCCAAACTTAAAGGCCAATTATCTAAACCATTGACCCTACCTAAAGCATTTTGGGTGCTAATTGGATAGCAGTGTTGCGCAACTGCCATCGTTTGATTTTTAACCAACGTGCCGCTCAGATCCGTAGGATTTCCGATTGGGTCAAGTGCCGACTGCCAAGGGAAAGCCATTGCCTGTGCTATTGCTGGAGGGTGAGCTCCTGCCGCCAGTGGATGACATGGGTCACCAGCTTGGGGCTTGCTGTAGTTTGCTTTGCTGGTGATTTGGGTGGTGTCAAATGCAATAGGCTGCGCCAAGAAAGTCTCGCTACCGCCACCCAACACACCGCCTGATGCCTTAATAGTTCCACCAACATCTGCTTGTTGATATTGGGCAAACCCAGTCTCATAAAAGCCTTTAGCTGGCACAAACATGGGACAACCAGCGTTAACGTGCTGATTCTCCAAACCCATTTTTGTGCCAAAGGTAGTGTCTAAGGTGCTGCTTATCTCAGCCAGCCAACTTACACACTCTTCGTGGTTGTTACGACTGATTCCAGTGCGTGTTGTAATTGTGGCGGAAGCACCTTCCCTCTTTTCTCTGCTCGGCGCAGGATACCCGCACAGGCTATGGCGCTCAAAAAGAACCGCTGCGGCAGGTCGCCAGTTTCCAAGATATCCGACAACAAACACGCGACGCCTTCGCTGGGCCACTCCGAAGTACTGAGCGTCAAGAACCCGGTATGCGAACCCATACCCGAGTTCCCCCATCCCTCGAAGGAGGGAGGCAAAGTCGAGTCCTCCGTTA